CCCACATTGTGAAGGTTAATAAACACCTCTCCTTCGTAGCCTGAATCAACCACGCATGCCCCTACAACAAGGCTGCGCTTTGCAGCCATTCCAGATCGATTCTTCACTTCAAGCATATACCCGTGGGGTACTTCAAACTTTAAACCTGTGGATAAAATCCGGCTGTCTCCTGGTTGGAGACGACATTTATCCTCGGTATTCTCGGGACAGTAATAAACGTCTAAACCCGCATCCGAGGGGTTTGCGCGGGTTGGGGTCGTAACCCCTTCCCGCACCTTTGAGTATCGTATAATCATGGGGTAGGCTTTCCTCCGCTAATCATTTCAAAATTCTCCACCACTTCATCAATGTTAAACTTTCCTTTGTAAAGACGATATGCCTTTACTGCTGCTCTAATCTCATCCGTATTGAGCCAGCTATTCTCGCGGTACTCTGACCGCAGGTCGCGACGTTGATCCTTATAGGGTTCCATCGCCTCTTCAATTGCTGCCAGTGAGCGAATATACTCCTTGACATATCTCTTTTTCTCTTCGTGTGAATTGGCCACACTTGCCTCCTTTGTTACTCTATTAATATAACAAATAATTCGGTGGATGTCAAGTAGTTTTATTCTATAAATCCAAAAAGTTGATGCAAGTATCTTCGCATTAAATCATCTTTTTCATCTGCAGTCTCGCATTCTGCAAACATATAATTGTAAGTCTGTTTCTCGCTTATAATGTTCTGGTTAACAGTGCCGGCCTCTTTGCGCATCCACCGTACTTGCTCTTTATAGTTGGTAGGGGTCTCAACCCCATATTGATCCGCGAGATCTAAGAGGACAAAATAACGGCGCTCCTCTAATGCTTTCAGCGCCTTCTTGAACGTCTGCATCTTATGCTCTCTCTCTTCGGGGCTTAAATCTTTGGAAAGACGGTCAGGATGAAAATGCATAGCCAATTTTTTGAACACCCGAACAAATGCTTTATGCACTTCGGTTTCTCGTTCAAAATCTTCCACTTCCTCCATCATGTTCGCAAACTCTTCATTATCTTCTAGAAGCTCATCGTTCTGGCACAAACTTGTTTCACTACTAGACTCCTTGAAGGCGTTGCTGGGATTGTCCAAACCGAGCCTTTCATAATGAGCAGCCGTCAAAGCCGCCAAGTCAATATTGTTGCGCTGGCAATACTCTTCATAGTATTGTTGGAATTCAGGGGCAGTCGTTTTAGTTATCTGGTGGGTCAAGTCAAGTTCCCCATATAGATAACGTAACTCGTTTACTATCTTTTGCCATCGAAGCCGAATTGTAGACACATTTTATCCTCTCTACTTAAAATCAAACTTAACGCGAGCTTCGATCTTTAATGTAGGGATGTGTAGGTGGTTGGTGAGATTGTGCTTTAAGCACTCGTCACCTTCTAAAAACCAGTCGGCGTGGCCTTTTTCATGAATGATATCCAAAAAATAATCTTCGTGATGGCCACAGTTTTTGGCCATCATCTTATAAACTTTTTGATTTAATCTCTCGGTCTCTTCTGCGTCTGCTTTAATCTCTTCTACTTTTCCAATAGTCATGGAAGATACATCATGAATCATTAAAGTTGCGTCTGGGTCCATGTATCGCATTCCGTCTTTGCCGAAACTAAAAAGGATGGCGCCGCATGACATGGCCTTTCCTTGCACTATGGTGGCGACGGAAATGCGTGCATGAGTGATGTCGGAAATCATCGACATCAAACTATAGACTTGCCCTCCGTAGCTATCAATGATGATAGGCACTACGGGTTGGCCCGTATTGTGGGCTTTGCTCATTTTCTCTGAGAAGTCTTTGGCTGCAACCTCATCAAACTTTTTAACCCGAATGACAATAGGCAAATCATCAACAAATTCTTTGTCTTTTAACAAGGGGCTGAAGTTGGTGATGATGTTCATATTACTAATTACCCCAGCAATCGAAAATTGTGCCGAATAGATCGAGTTGAAAAGCCCCAGTCGGGATCATATTCTAACCGAGACATATAGGGTCGATTAACAAAAATCGTATCCCTATCCGGTCGGACTCCCCAACAGCGAATGCGCGTCAGTTCATTATTACTATCAATTACTTCTATAATCCAATAGAGTTTTCCATTCTTAGTTTTGCGTGGAACAATCTTTCTGGGGATAAACCAACACAATTGAATATGCGGATCAAATTCAGAGATGGGAGGCACGAGCTTGTCTTGTAGCTTCTCAATCGTCTCTGTATTGATAACAAGATTGATAGGAAAGATTCCGGTGAGATCTGTCTTAAATTGAATGATCTCTTCTTCAGTAAAGTCTCCTTCGGGCTTATATTTCTCCATGTTCTCGACCAACTTCTTCAAGGTCTTGGGTCGGTCCACCACACACGCTGACCAGAAATGCTTTCGGCCGGTAAAGCGATCATCCATGATGCCGTCCAAGGCACCACCACGACACAGCGCGTCCAGCGCCTTCTTGTTAAACTTGCTGTAGGAGACTCCCTCTCGAAATAACAAGTCTTCTGCGTTCTTAAAAGGTCGATGGTTTAGAATCTGTTCGATTGCGGCCATCCCGAGTCCCTTAATAGAAGTCAGCGGCTGAATAAGGGTCTTGCCATCGGCACTAATCTCCCAGACGGTGCCTGACTTGTTGATATCCAATGGCTCAATTTGAAAGCCGTACTTCTTTGCGATGTTGATGGCTTTTTCTTTTCTGCTCTCGGGCTCTTTGTCCAAGAAGGCGGCCATCCACTCAGAAGGATAATAATTCCATAGCCACGCACACTGATAAGAGATAATACTATAGCTAACGGCATGCGACTTGTTAAAGCCATAGCCGGAGAAATATTCAAACTTATCCCACAGCGCTTCGGCTGCATCCCGAGCGATCCCGTTGGAAACACACCCATCAACAAATTTAACACGAAGCTTAGTCTTAATGCCGCCTTTGCCTGTACCTTTCTTGGTCAAAACCTTGCGGAGCATGTTGCCCTCGTCAAGAGTCAGCGCGCCTAGCTTGTGTGCCAGGAGTGCGATCTGCTCTTGGAAGATGAGAAAGCCAAATGTTTCTTCGGTAATTTCTCTCGCTTCTTCCGACAAATACGATACATATTGCGGATGGTTCTTTGCTTCTACATAGTCAGCATCGACTCCAGCCGAAAGGGGACCAGGACGGAAGATTGAAGTTACCGCTGAGATATCGATAAGGCTTGTCGGCTTGGCTCTGGTACAAAAGCCTTGGGCCCCCTGTTCAGTAAACTGGAAGACGCCGGCCCACTTGCCCTCATGAAAGACATTCTCATATACCTCTTGATCATCAAAATCCAAGACATCTGGATGGATGTGTTCATTGTAAAATGTCAGTACATCTTCGAACGTAGGATTCTCGATGCCATGATGACGGCGCAAGATATGCTCAATGCACCCTTCCATCATCTTTAAGGTCGAGAGTCCCAATAGATCAAACTTAATGAAGCCCATGGGCTCCAAGTGACGCACGTTCTGTCCTTCGCTCCATGGCGACTGGCGTACCCCTCCCGAATTAATGAGAGGCATATGACGATCTAGATCTTCTGCAATCACAACGCCGCCTGCATGACGGCTGCACGACCGCACCTGTCCGACCAGCCCTTCAACGCGGGCTTTGACTTCGGGGTAAGTCTGCAAAAACTTCTGGAGGGTGACCGAATACTCCATCACCTCTTCCCAGGTGGGTGCGTAGACGCCGGCTTTAATCCCGTGCTTCTTTTTAGCCTCTGGCGTAGCCTCTCGAATCATAACGCTTGTTACGTTATTGACCTCTGTAAAGGGGATACCATAAAGCTTTGAGATGTCTTTGATGAGCGATCTCAATTGCAAGGTGTTCCAGTTAGAAATGGGAGCTACGCAATCTTCTCCCCACATCTCCACCAACTTCTCTTTGAGTTCCATACTATCGGATACATCATAATCGATATCCGGATAGTCGGTTGCGTCGGAGCGCAGAAAGCGTGAAAACAGCAAGCCGTACTTAATGGGGTCGACTTGAGTGATGCCCAGTGTATAGGCCACAAGAGAACCCGCGGCTGACCCTCGGCCCGGGCCAGCGAGCATTCCTTTGGTGGCTTCGTCAGCAATAGCCTTCATGGTCAAGAAATACTTGGAAAACCCACGATCATCAATTACATCTAGTTCTCGCTTTAGTCTCGCCAAGTATTCTGGGTTTTCGTTAAGCCCTTTTTGGCGCAGGCCTTCGAGTGCATAGTTAACTAATGCTTGCGTGGCGGTTGTGCCGGCGGGCACCACAAAATCAGGGAGACGCACCGTGGTATCGGGAAAAAAGCTTTCGATGCGTTGGTGTGCGATGTGATAGGTTTCGGTAATGCTGTTCATCACCAATTCGTCATCATAATCAAAACCAGCAGTTTCGCAGTAATTCTGATAACTCTCCCACATTTGGTCGCCGTTCTTGGGATACAATTCGTATCCTATCTCCTCTACACCCTCGGGAAATTCTGCACCCTCACCCCAGGATGGAGTTCCTTTTCCAAGCCATCCTAGGCGTTTGTATAGCTCTCTATCCTTCCATGCGGTCTGGTTCGGGTAGTGACTGTCGGCTGTGGAAATCAGCTTCATATTAAACTCTTCAGAAATTTGAATAATGAGCTGGTTAAGTTCGTGTTGCTCTTTAATGTTGTTCCACTGTAGCTCGCCATACCAGCGATCTCCAAAGACTGCTTGCATGCGACGTGTTGTCTCCCGCATATCATCGAGGGCCGCTTCACGATCAACACCGGTGCGGTTGCCTTCTTCGTCGTAAGTACCGTTCTCCCAGTAGTTCCCAGCATAGACTCCGCCTAGACAGGCGGATGCAGCGATGACTCCTTCGCCATACTTCTCAAGCAGTGCATAGTCCATGCGAGGATAGCGATAGAAATTCTCACTTTGATAACTCTCCGAAACGAGTTTGAAAAGGTTGTTCAGCCCTGTTTGGTTTTGTGCCAACAGAATAAGGTGTCGGCGCCGGCGCAGAAGGCCTTGTACCTTCTTGCTGTCTGTTTCGTCTTCGACAGTGGCGCCTGAAGCGGCGTCCTTCTTGGCGCTGCGGGCGCGCTTCTTGTCTGCCATGGCTCTTTCATATTCCTCTCGCCACTCCTCAATGGAAGGAATAAAGTAGGCCTCGACGCCGAAAATCGGTTTAAAGTCCTTCCCCTCTGCCTGCATCTTCTTGGCGTGCAGAACCTGTCCCGCTAGTCCGTTCATGTTTCCATGGTCGGTGAGCGCTAACGCATCGCTCCCGTTCTCAAAAGCAAAGTCCATATGCGCATCGGGATACCCGATTGCATCAAAAATGGATCCTGCTACACTGTGGGCGTGTAGCCCTACGAATTTAATCGTCATCTAATTCTCCCTCTCTATATGGTAATTTAACATGTTTATGGGCCTTTGTCAAGCTATTTGATGGTTTTTGTATAAAGTTTTCAGAACCCATAAATAGTTGATATTGTTGCCATTTTGAGATATCATAGTACCAATCAAGCTCCTCTCTGTGGGCCCCTTGATCACCCACTTTCGCAAAGATGGTATCAAAAGCAAAGTGGCGTGCAGACCACCTTTCTAAAAGTGGCAATTTTTTTTGTGGATATTTTTCATCAGGACCGGGGTTTATATATTCGCGGGTAGTAGTTTGATTGACATGTCGTCGACAATGAATATAGTCGTCACCGAACATGGTGAAAGGAAGAGGAACATTATCTTTGACGGTTTTCCCTTCGTGGGTTAAAAAAAAGTTATTTTCAAAATCTGAAATTTTGCCGCGGAAATTTCTCAGCGAATACACATTATAGGCATTCATCGGAAATGTGACAAAATACTTATGCGGTATCACCCATTTAGATATCATGTTGGCCACTCTCCAGGCTGAATAGACGCCGTATAGCGCAGACCAGCCATATGAGTCTCGGCGGTCACGATCTTTGGGGTGGATAGGCACATAATATATAGGAATCTCTTTGCGATGTTCACTAGGGAAAACGCTATGCTGACGATAAAAATACACGGGGTCATAGGTCCACTCCCCTACTACCTTTTTAATGATGGGCGCAAGGTCATCGTTAGCCACAATCCAAATGGTTTGACATCCCGCTACTGCACACTCGAACACGGCTTTTTGTACAGCCGTGAAACCGGGGTCCACCGGCATCAAACAAGACGGTATCTGTAAATCAAAATCAGTTTGGAGGCCAGCGAGTGGGATGATACCTGCCAAGTGGATGTGTCTGCCATCACTCATAAGTTATCTAAAAATCTATTGTATCCCAAGCAAGCTGACGGTAAAGTCTGGAGTAAATCTTCTTCATCAATCTCCGGCACCTCGACCGCTTCGACTGATGGCTGTGGGCGTGCCAGTTGCGGGCTTCTCTCGCGGCCAATGATAGTCGTTCTAAATTTGTAATATTTGGGGGTACCCGTGGGCGAGTAGCCATTAAACAGTCCTTTCATTCCTCGGCTCTCCATCTCAGCCAGCATTTTAAAGCGTACCATCGTTTGACTATGGTCAAATTCTAAAAGTTCGGCTTCAGTGAGATGGGAGACTACACAAGCATCCTTGACCAGAGAATTCCCGTCAATGCGATCTGTAGGATAAAACCAGATGTGTTTGACAAAATCATCGGGTGTTTCAATGAAATCGATTTCATGCTTGCCTCCGCGATTGAACGCTATCCAATCATAACATATGTATAGGGGGTTGGCAACTCTTTTTTGCTTTACCAATCCTGTGCAATGGGGGTCACCAAAATAAAACGCCTTTTCAAATTTGATCTCGGCTATTTTTGAGTATTCATTAGAGCAGACTAAGGTTTCTCCGTTGTATCGCAAACTCTCGCAGAGGGTACTCAGAGGGGCGCGGCCGGCGAGTGCTGTAAGAAATAATAACCTCTCCCACACTAACATTTTGGGAGCTGCAACGTTAATGTTTCCGTTGTGAGTGGTGAGACGGCGTGCGCTGTTATCCAAATGAATACAGGACATATCTAAGTCGGGGTTCAGATAATCAAACCGAAAGGGCGGCTCGGGATCGGTAAAAAAAATGGGGAGTTTATTATGGAAGGCGTATAAAACTGCCGTTAGAGTACTCCCGATTACTATCTCTTCATACTCATGAATCATCTGCGCAGACTTCGCTCGCGCTACTGTATCCACTAGCCTCCTCTTCTTCTACTTCTTCTAGAAGCGCTTTAATGTCTAGTCCCGCGCAGTCTTTCTTGGTTTTGGACACATGATAGTGACTGGCAAAGCCTTTGAAATCTCCGTACTTCACATGCTGGGCATAGTTGTTGTCGGTATTACCAAATTGATTGAGGGGGGCCGCATAGGGAATGTCTAAGCCATTATGAATAGCTTTCCACAATTGTTTGAGCGCTCGGATTTGTACCGGATAGAACCCCAAAAAAGATTCGAGTTCCTGGCTTTGGCACCGTACCCCTTCTAAGATGGGCCTCTCTCCATGACCGTTTCTTACATACCACTCTTGATATTTAGGATAATATGCATTTGAAATTTCCACTCCCACCGAAGCACGATTTGCGCGCTCGCTGCCTGCGTGCCAGCAGCCATGCTGCATATCAATGGTTTGGTAGATTGTTCCATCATTATCGATGAGAAAGTGCACCGAAATACCGCGATTGTTTAAAACTTTTTGACAGGAGGCGGAACTGAGGCACACGTCCCAGTGATTTACAAAGTAGCGAATGGCGCGTGCTGGCCGGCCGCTGTAATCATAGTGTGTTCCTGGATTTGCTTTAAGGCCACCGCTCTCCGACCAAAGCACTACCTTGTCCCACTCAATAGGAATAAAGTTGCCATTAAAAACGATATAATTGGAATAAGTAGGGGTGTCGGGCTTGTGTTCATCAATGTCTACTTGACGCTCGGTCCAAATGCGACGAAAAGTCATGGGCCCTACGAGACCATCGGGAGTAAGAGAATGATCACGTTGCCACTTCTTCACTGCTCTGATCAACTTATCATCATAAAATTTCTCACCAAACCATGTTGGATCCCAGCCTAAATTAGCTGCAGACGATTCATTATAAAAGTTTTTATCGATTGGCATCCCATTCCGACCTCGCTATTCTTTCCCGACAATTCCTATAATATAATTATCTAACACAACATTAATCGTCTGGTTTTTAATATTAATTTCCTCAACCATTGTTTTATCTACTACGATTTGGCTCCCCACTTCTAGATTTTCCTTGAAGCGTACATCGCTAGCCCAACTAATAATTTCCGCTGTAATATAACGCTCTTCTTTGGGCTTAAAGTCGGCCGGCAACATGATACCACTTTCAGTCATGTTCTCGGGGGGTGCGGGGAGTCGAATGGAAACATATCGATTCACTGGGTTAAACAAATATCACCTCCTAAATTGTGCATGTGTCATTTGTACAGAATTTGGTGCCGTTTCCACCCTGTTCGTCATGAATGCGACTAATCGGAGTGATGGCACTTATCATTTTTTCATAAGTCTCTTGGCTAATAGCCTCATAGGGGGCCTGTTCATACCCTGTTTCCTCATACTTGAGGAAAGAGACAGCCTTCAAGCGCGTTTCATACATTTCGAGAGCATCTTTAATTTGGGACGCCTCTTCTTCTTTGAAAGTCACTGTAATGGAAACCGAATTGTCTGCCCAGTAGTGTTGATACTGCGCGGCGATTTCTAGTTGCTCCCACATTCCCACGTCTTGTTTTCCTTTAGTAAAGTGGCGTTCGTATACAGGAAACTCTACCACCATCGTGCGCGGAGAATACTTATCCTTTTCTACATTATAGCCTGACTTCTTAAGTGTGTCAAGAATTTTAGAGTCTTGAGAGAAACGAATACGGCGAATATAATATTCGGCTTCCGGAAAATGAATACCTGGAGTTGATCCATTAAGAAGCGAGACCGTCCCCGAGGGCTTAATGGATGTGGTGCGTACAGATTTCGGAATGCATAGCCAGTTAGAATATTCTTCATCTAGTTCATTAATAGTCTGGTAGGCCGTGTCGCTCCATTGATACATCTGGCGGCGGCCATGCTTAGTGAAGGCCTGGACAACGCCCGACTGGGACAATCCAATACGTCGGTTCTTAAGCATCTTGGCGTTTGTTTCGGGCCAGTGAGTGTTGGAAAGAGTAATTGTCTTGCCATAGAGGTAGGCGATCTTTAATGTTCTCAAATAATCATCGAGATTTTCATGCTTGGCAGGGAAAGTCTCTACAAGACAACAAAGCTCTGCGTCTTCTAGCTGCTGCTCCACGCACGGATTGAAACCGGCGACACTAACATCGTCTAAACGCACGCCATCCTTAAAGCGCCCACGAGTGCGCGCATTTTCTAACCAAATGTACCCCGGCTCTCCTTTCTTCTGGCTCTGCTGGGCATGCCATGCATAGTCCATTCCCACGACCGCATTAAAGGAGTTGTTGGAGCCCCACCTGTGGTGGTACAGCCTTTCATCATCGTTTTTCATTTCGAGATAATGTTTATCATCGTGGCGCCCCATAGCCAACGCAGCGGAGCGCCGCACATTACCAGCCACCACACAGCGACCAATAAGATTTTCAGTATCTACAATATCTACGGATGTGATAGTCTCATCCAAGCGCTCTCCATAGAGAGCAATTAAATTCTTATGCAACTCTTTAAGCGGGCCTGCTCCACTCGATGTACCACCAAACCCATGAATGGGTGCTCCCTCGGCACGAATAATAGAATAATCAAACTTAGGCACCTTTCCTCCAAAGAAAAAGCCATCTAAAAGAAGGTGTACAGAATCTACCCATCCTTCCCGAGAGTCATCAATAACGAGAGTGTCGTTGGTATACTGGGGCTCTTTAATAGTTAGGGTGCCGGCGCCTTCGGTATCAAACCCTACTCCAATCCCCAACATCAAAGCATCCATCATCCATGCAAACAAATATCCCCCCTTGGTGGACAAATCTTTAGTGGATCGAAAAGCACAATTAAATAATCCTGCGGCGGTTCTTTCTTCTACAAACTTCGTACCCATCATCCACAAGCCGCGGCCAGGGGGTGTCCACTTGAGGTTGAACAAACGATCATAGGCTTCTTTGGCTGTACGTTGGGCCTTTGCATCATTCCATTCGAGACCTAGGTGGAACACATGGGCCTTCTGCATATCAAACATTCCTTCAATGACACGTTTACATGTCTGCCACCACTCCTCGGATCCTGTGGCATCAGAATCGAATTCGCTAAGACGACGCGAGTACGTGCGCTTAAAGGTGACATATCCCAACGGACCCCAGGGAACTTCTTTAATTTTATAAGGCTCCAAGAAGGTGTCGGATAATCTGAATCTACGAATGTTGTCTAATGTTCTCATGCTGCTTATTTCCTTTTTAGTTTGGAGTATTTCTCTCGCAATAATTCTTGTTGTTGTTTGGTTCCGAGTGCTACTGGTGTGGTTGCAATTGAACTAACACCATTAGGCATCGGCGCCTTGGGAAGGATTTTAATCTTTACATACGACGTATCCATAAAGATAGGATAGATGATCCCATCCGGACCGTTCCTATTCTTAGCAATAAAAATCTTTCCTTGGTTGTTTTGTTTGTCTTCAATGGTGCGCGAGACAGAAAAAATAAAGTCTGCCACGAAACACTTGTTAAAGGCTTCGGAGATTTGCTCCATCGTAATCACTTCTGCGTTTAAGCCAGAACGATTTGTTTGGGATGCGGTCCAAATAGGGCATTTGAACTCAGTAGATAAAGCACGAAGCTCCTCATAAATAGATTCGAGTTCGTTTCTCTTCTCTTTTCTTACGGTAACGGGCTTTAAAAGATCTGCGTAGTCCACAATCACAAGCCCAGGATTAATGCCCCGCTTAATCAAGCGAGACAAGTGGGAGCGGATGGTGTTGGTGGTAGCCGACTTGGTGGGGTACTCTTTAACAATAAGAGAGCCGTCAATATCTTTGATCGCCTCGTACACTTCTTGCTTAAAAGTAATAATATCAGAAAGAGGGTAGCCAGTCAAACAACTGTCATAACGATTAGCAATGACTGTATCTTGTAGCTCAAGAGTATAGTGGATAACCGTCTTCTCTTGCTTGAGCGCCTGCGTTCCCAAGTGAACCAGGGCCATTGATTTGCCCGCGCCCGTAGGGGCAATCACCACTCCGAGTTCCCCTTTACCCAGGCCTCCACCACAAAGAGCATCAATTTCTGTCCATCCTGTGGATACCGGCTTGCGGTGCTTAGGTTGAAATCTTATTTCAAAATCAGCAACATAATCATATCCAAAATTGTTGTCAGATCCAAGCTTGAGCGCATCATTAATGACCGTAGAGATCTCATCGAAAGAACAATTCTGAAGAAGTCCTACCGAATGCATCATGGCTTCTTTAAGATTCTGTTTGCGACAAAATTCCAAGGAGACATCTTTAATGTATTCTGTATCTGTAAGCTCCTGCGCATGAATGCGAGCAAAATATTCTCTAACTTGATTTTGCGTTACCTCATCATCGTTGTCTAGCTCAGTACGCAGAATAGTAATCATCGCCTCTACAGAAGGATGAGTATTATACTTATCGCGATAGTCGGTAATCTTATTAACAAAAACCCTAAGATATTCTAGCTCTAAAAACTGAGTATCTAACACTTCGGTGATTTGATCGGCGAAAGGCCGGTCTTCAAAAATCAACTGCACTAAGCCCTCTTGGAAGGCCTTTCCATACCTTCCAAAGTGTGCATTTTTAGATAGCATAAATCCCTCTTAACTGTGTACTATATATATAACATGGCTGGAGCTAAAGTCAATTAAAAATCGACTAAATTTAGCTTGGATTGTCAAGACATTCCCTCGCGATTTTGTTTAACGATGTTCTCAAATCTTCCCAATTTAATTCACCAAAACCATCATCGCGCATCATCCCAATAATCTCGGTCTTGTTAAAGTCGCACTCAAAATTTTCGATTGATTCTTTGACGTGTGCTTTAGACTGAAAAGACATCTGTGGAGCATACAATTGCATCAGGCGATAGTTATGTTCGATGAGCTTCTTGTTCTCCGCGATATTGGTAAAAAACTTGAGCGTACTTTTCGTATTCTCACAGAAATCTACCACTTCATCAATGGTATAAGATTTACTGTCGCTTAGAAAGTTTAATCTTTTACTCACAGTCGCAAAGCCGGCGCCTTTAATGCCTGGAAGATTGTCGGAGGTGTCTCCTACAATAGCTCTAGCGAGAGCCATGTTGGTCGGATGGACTCCAGTTTGTTCAATGATTCGTTTCTTGTTAAGTAATTCGTTTTTGGTGGGACGCAACAATACAGTCTCCTCATCACACACCTGCATGAAATCGCGGTCATTAGAGATAATAATTTTTTGCCATCCCTTATAGTAATCCATCTGTGTAATATATGCAATCACATCATCCGCTTCGATCTCTGGAATCATAAACTGAACGATAGGCATGTTGTTCATATATTCAATGACGCGACTTTGCTGCCACATTTTGTTGTGCAACTCTTCGTCATCAGTAAGGTTGTGGAATGCGCGATTTAATCGAATCGGCTTTCTGCCTGCCTTATAGTTTTTGTCGATACTCTTGCGCTTTCGTGATCCGTTAGGACCATCCCACACTACTATGATCTGATCTGGCTTTGTCTCTCGGACATGTCGTTGAAGGATCTTAATGAATCCCTTTAATCCTCCGATAGGATCCCCGTTAGAGGAAATAGATGGGTCTACAATGTAGGCCCTAAGATACGCATTCAACGCATCTACGATCAATACTCGTTTCATAGCAAAAGCCCCGCCTGTTATATATAATATAACATAGCAGGGCCTCAATGTCAAGCAGTTTTTAACGATATCTGCGTGGAGGTGGTGCCGGTCGGCCGCGGCCTCGGACATGGCGCACGTAAGTATGCGGATGTCGATTAATCATATGACGAGGTACGGTACGCAATTCCCATGACCCATGAATCCAAACGCCTCGGGGGTTGTAATGGCCTTGAACCCAAACCCAGGCTTTAACCTTAACTGGTTGAGGGTGTGCTTGGGGTGCTGGGCGTGGGGGCGGTGGGCGATGGACTGCTGCCGGTGGCGGGGCTGTGTGAGGATGCGCATGTACGGTGCAAGCACTCGTCAGCAATGCAATGCTCGCCATTATAATCTTATTCATTTGAAATCTCCTGTTCTTCATAAGGTTCGTAAAAATCGTCGGCAGTTCCTTCGCGCCGATCAAATCGTTGAATGACTTCTTCATCCATCAGACGTATGACCTGTTCTCTAAATTCATTATCTGATTTAATAATCTCGGACCACTTAGAGGGCTGGAACTTTTTTGTGTAGCCGTCTGCAGTCTCTAAAGTATACCATGCACCCTTGGAAGTCAAGTATTCGGATGTCTTGATAGCATCGAACCAGCTTTCTTCATCGCGGATGCCAACCTCATCGGTACCCCACATAATACGGAAGGCACAGTTTCTTCCTTGGGTTCCGAACCTAGACTTCTCTAGTCTAACTTTAACTTCAGATCCAATACGGAAACCTTTATCATCCATCACGAAAGCACTCTTGGCCTTGCGTCCGGTGAGCCAGATGCGCAGCGAATAAGAATAGTGCATTGCTTTTCCGCCGGGTGTCATGTAGGGTGTAGTCATGGCAGTGATATGAGCCATGGGCCCACTAGTAATGTTAGTCTTAAGCTGGTTAAGAACCAAGAAGGTTGCCTGCTTGTCTGCGATAGGAAGGGTCAGCTTTGACATTCCCTTCGCAAGGATGCGCGCCTTCATTGCCATCGAGGATTGCGGATTAAAGTCGCCTTCCACATCCGACACTGCGGGAGTGAACGCGAGAGAATCCCAAATCAATAGCAGCTTCTCGTCGGTTGCTCCTAGAAGTTCTTCAATTGTCTCAAGAACAAACTCGACAGACGATGCCTGAACGTACATTAAGCGCTCTAGGTCGCAGCCTGCTGCCTCCAAAAAAGCAGGGTCGATGGCTGACTCGGAATCAAAATATACGACGAGCTTATCCATTTTCTGGGCGTTGGCTGCAATCTGTGCGGCCATGTAAGACTTCCCTGTGGAGGTGAGTCCTGCAATCTCTGTAACCTTGCCGACAGGAATGCCGCCGATGTGTCCCTTGCATATAATACTATCAAGCCAACGCGATCCTGTGGGGATCCATTCTTTGACTTCGGTGGGATTCTCACCCGTTAAATCGTGCGCAACATTACGTCCCGCTTTTTTATTTACCAAGGTCATGAGATCTTGCATAGATACACGACCAGCCTTGGTTTGTTTTGCCTTTCTTGGCATACTGCCCTCCTGTTTTAATTTAAAGCTTTATAACTTTACCAGTATCAGACGGAATCGTCAACTGTTTTGGAAAAATAATCTTAGAAAAACCAAACTTCAATCGACAAGTATTTTTCAAGATATCATTCCACTTTTTTACCTCTTCAACAAAACTATTTCTGTCTTGCTCTAACAAGGTCAAACTCTCTTTAACATTATATATGTCACAATAAACAACTATCTCGTAAGAGGAGTCGCCTACGAGAGTTCCATCGTGGTGACTTTCAATTAAAGAAGTAATAATATTTGCTCTAAAGTTATTGCCGTTAGTGGATGTAAAAGCAAGATATGTTTTCTTATCCTCGTCAAAATGCTCTAAAAATTTCTTTCTTTTTTGCTTATTTTTTCGGCCCATAGTAACGCCAGGATCATATCCATTTTTAACCAAATCATTAGTCTTATCAGCAAATGTAACTGGTTTGACTTTTGAGTTTGCATCTGTTCCACTTCTTATCCATTGGTTACGAATCTTTGTTCTGGTTGCCTTATAGAGAAATTGCTTGGGATGAATATCGTTCATAATATCATCGAATTCTTCTCTTGTTGGAAACTCGCCGGATGGAACCAAGCCTCCAAAAGTTGGGTCCGCCTTTCTTAGGCCGGCTAGCTGGATAAAAATATCAGTGAGCTTGTAGAAGTTTCCTGCGGGTGGGGGGTTACATTGAATACGGCCCTTTACCTTAGCATAACTATTCGACACTGGCTTGCCATACGTGCCATCCTTTAGAGCTTCATAAAATTCATTACTAACCACAAATGCAAAAAAGCTTTCATCACGTCGCTGATGCAGCAAATAAAAACTTCGGTGATGACCTGTCTCCATGTTCCAAATATTCTGGGTGCCATGGCTAACAAATGGAAGATATTCGAGTCCATTTTTCTCAATTAATGGGCCTAGTTCTTCTCTACAATATTTTTCATCAGACACCTTAAGTCGTATTTGCGCCTCGCTAATGTCATCCTGTGATAACTCAATCATGCCAGTTATAAATCTTCGATAGATTTTATCTCCGATTGGGACGAGTAACAGTTTTGCGTGACATTTCTCATCCACTCTCGGATCTTTATGGCCTAGGGACATTGCTTTGCGAACGATTGTGTCTTCATTACTAATCAAACCAGCAACATCATCATTTTTCTTTAAAGGTATAACATTGGTACCCATTTTAACTCCGTAAATATATAAAATTTAAAGTGGCAGACATTTCCCGGTCTGCCAGCGGGGCGAGCCTAGCCTGCTACCAGTTCATTAAATGCACGATCCACGTCAGTAGTTTCAGTCGTACTATACTTGGTAGTCTCGCGTGAACGTGACTCAGCGGATCCGTCTCCGGCAAGTTGTTCATCGAGAATAGCGCCGACCTGCTCCGGGCTAAGACGTTCGAATAGACCGTCAAATTCCGGCATGCCATCAAGGAGGGCGGGGATGGCCTCAGTATCCTCAAGCAATGTTGAGGTATTACGACGCATTTTCAGGCTCGTCTGGGGATAGGCACCGGGCTTGGTGGGCTTGGTGTAGGTAAGAGTAATATCTGTACCCTCCGTAACGTCTGTGACGTCCCCATATTCCGGGTCTAAAATGTAGCCAAGAAGAAGTTCGTATGCGGTCTTACCATAACCGTACACCTTGATTCCCTCATCTTCTCGACCACGAACCACAACGGGAGAGAAGTAGCGAGTGCGTACAAAGAGTGCCTTTGCAAGCTTCTTGCTTTCCTCATCGTTGCTATCACTTCCTTCTCGCCAAAGCGAAGAAGCGAATTCACAAATAGGACATTCTTCTCCATAGTTGCGCTTGGGACAGAGGATTCCTCCTCGGTGTTCGCCAACGTTATAGTGAAAGAACATTTCCTTCAAAGGATCTCCGTCGTTAGTTGGAATGATCCGAATGTCGGTGTCTCCCTCGTCTGGTTTAAACCAAACAGAGTTAGTATCACCCTTGTTTTCGCCGCGCAAAGTTGCGAGCTTGCGGCGCATAAGCTCCATATCAATTGACATTATTCAATTTCTCCTTGTGTGAATAAAGTATATCACTCTTGCTCTTCTTTGTCAAGAGTATTTTCTTGTATTGCGTTAGTGTGGGCAACGCAGAACCCAAAGTCATCATGTTCTGTTTCATAAATTGCATAAGAAATCTTGCGAAAAGTATTTTTAGGCTTTTCTTTAAGCTTATCAACCAACTGTTTGTGTAAGCCGCCTTCGGTGGCCAATCTCTCTTCGTTTATACATATATAATAACACAACTCACGGGGGTTGTCAAGGTCAAAAAGCCATTTTTCTTCTAAAGAATTAACGTCCAACATTCCCAAGGTTCTAATGCGATGGATAGCTGCCGGCTTGGAGACTTGGCCAATTTCTGGCTCGCTAAATTCAAAGTAGTTTAAATAATGAATAGTGGAAAAGATAAACTCATTCAGCATTTCATAATAGTTTTTAATAGGCACTTCGCCCAAGGCTTCTTCTAGTTTTAGATTAGATATTAACGTAATCGAACTAAACAATCCCGAACGTGCATACTCCTGGAGCACCCCGAAAGTGACGCGTTCTAAAAGCTGGGGAGTCCCGGTCAATAACTCGATGTCGGGGCGGATATAAAATAAATCTATTTTTTTATCTTTGATCTGCTCTAGAATTCCTAGGGTATAATTAGAACTCATCGATGAGCCCATAACAAATACCTGGACGCGTTCTCTTATATTGGCGAACACTTTCTCTAAATTAGGAATGTTTTCCTCATAAGCTTCGGGGTCGCCAAGCCTCTTGAGCTTAATTTTAAATTTACTATTGCGGGCCACGTTGGTGTTTAGCGAATAAACTTCATAGTTCTCCATACCAGAAAACTTTTCTGCAATAGCCGATGCGGCATTCCCTATTCCAATTACTGAAATCATATCTTTAACTCTTGAAGTTCATAATAATTCTTTCCACAATTTAAGTTAACCATAAAGGTGTCCAAAAGATTATTAGCAAAAATTTCTTTTAGCTGGGGGACTAGTGGGCGGTCTTCGTCTGCGAGATCGATCACCACTTCATCATGCACAATGTGAGAGATAAACGACTTCTTTCCTTCTAAGAATACGTCTACTGCGCAGGCACGTTCCAGGACTAAATCGGCTGTAGTGCTTTGAATCAAATAGTTTAAAGCCTTGCGCGGTTCAACTTGTATACGGCGCTTAAACACTGTCTTAATATACCCTTTATCATACCATTTGTCAAGAACTTTTTCGCGATGATAAATACTAAATTCACTGTTCGCTGCATCCGGGTTGTAAAGCCATGCAAAAAATTGAGTCTTGGCGTCGTCACGATCTATCTCTCCTTGAATAAGGTTTTTGATATGCCACTCGTGCACGTCTTCTTGTGGTTGTTTCTCTCCAGCCAACGCGATAAAGGTTCGTACTTCCGCAGCGTTATAATCCAATGACAAAAACCAGTCATTGTGAGGTTTTAACAATTTTCTAAATTCTTTTTGCGTAGTGAGTACCGGAAAACTTTGTGAATAGGTGGTGAGCCTTCCTGTAACAGTTCCAAATAAATTATAATCTATATAATTGGGCCCACTTAACAACAGCTTGGCTCTTCTAGAATCACGAGAGGATAAGTGTAGATTTTTACACCCCTCGTTGTTTAAGTTCAAAGGCTGATAGCGTATCTTATATAAAAGCTTTTCAATATTGTGCAAGTGTTCGTAGCATTCAGGTTTTGTGTGCGTCTCAAAAACATACTCCGTAATTTTGTTTTTGATCTCGCAAAACTCTTTAAGAAAATCTTCCGGGACCAGATCAAAAATGCAGTGGTCTCGCATGCTTACTTTGGCAATCTGAAAAGATTTAATGTAAGCCCTCAACCGTTTTTGTGCTCTCTTGAGAACGTCTTGGAGTTCCGGCGGGCATACCTGATTCAATGCTAGCCCCTCTGCGTACAACCATGCGTAGTCTGTGGTGGTGTCGACCAACGACCCAGAATATTTCCAAGTCTTGGTTAGATTCTCCGGAAAGTTTTCATAATAAAGTTTCCCGTCTGTATAAATGCCTATGCATTCAGATTTGTCATCAATAGCCTGAAATATCATCCCGCACCAAACGTCTATATCTTTCAATATAACTCGCTGAGCCCCGATAGTCAAATGTTTTATTTAAAATTCTTTCAAATATTAGCAACGAGGCTCGTACTCCTATCTGTTCGGCAGCCCGCAAGCAATCGTTGATAAGCATCTCGCGCTCATTGATAGAAAATTCAGATTCTTCCTCAAGAAAACGGAGATGACAATATATGCGTAAAAAATAAGCTTCATTAAATTCTGCTTGTATCTCTTCTAATGTATAAGACAAGGGAATAACCATTTTGCGACGGACTTTTCCATTACACTCTTCATAGCTATAAAACGAGCCGTACTTTACCATGTTATATAAACGGAGGAGAATCGAACTAAAGTTTTCAAAATATTTATTGTGCGAATGTTCATAATTATTGTGAAGGACTGCGGCGGTTGTAGGAGAATAATATTTAGCCGAGAGTTCTAACATTCCAGGCGCATCAATATCACATACAATGCGCCAAGGGACGAATTGATCTACCATAAAGCCGTAGTCGTTGCATGCGTTAACATAAAAAGCCCAGTTCTTGCTGTTCACAAATTGATTTATCTTTTCATCGTCGTTGACAGGATCCAGATCTGCTATCTCAATAGCCAAACCACTCGTCATAATGCTGCAGCGTCGGCTCTTGATATATGCAGGCTTGGTGAAGGGGATCGTGTGCAATGTTCTTTCAAGATATACCACCAGATGTTGCATGAACTCTTTAAAGTCTCTTACCTTGATCTTATCAGCATCGAAGAGATCTTTCAAGGTGTTTAAATAAATATCTAAGTAATCGGCGTACAAAGACTCATGACTAACGTGTGCTTTGTGAACCTGCAGGCTGCTCAAGAAAGAATCCTGCGTGTCAATAATGCCCTTGGCGGCGCATTTCTCAAACTCCAACGCCATTTGTTCAAAAGCATCTACCACGAAGGAAAGAGCTTCATAACTCTGCGAAGCGCCGGCGCTAGAACGAAAGCCTTTAAAGCCGGCGAACAAAGCGGCTTCGCGGGGATTGCGGGTTTGAATGGGAACAAAGAATCGGTCGACGCGGCCAAAGAGATACTTCTCTCCTAAGTTGAAATCCACAAGATTCCGGGCCTGTCCCGCTAACTGCATTCTATACATTAAACGCTTCATGAATAATGTTCTGGTTGGTTCGTGGTTTGTGTTGGTATAAAAAGTTGACATAAATTATCACTTCTCCGTCCCAGATCTAGGAATGACATCGGCACCAGACGGCCCTGCAGCAGTCCCGGCGCGGCTGGCGTAAATATCTTCGTTGGGTAGCGAAACGGTGTCTGCCGCAGTACGATCACCAGTAAGATTTGTGGGATCTCCTTGTCCCAGTACGGCCGGTCCGGCTGGCGCGCCGCCAGCGTGGGGGTCACACTTGGAGGGACGGGGACGGTTGATCGCATATTCCTCATTATAGGCTTCTTGCTCTTCTGCGGTGCGAGTGGTACCAGTTCTTTCGGCAACCCATTTGGCACTTACGCGACTCTCAGCTTTGCCGGGCCCGAAAGAATGTTCGGAACGATATATCATATAATACCCTCCCACACCAAACTCAGTTAAATCCATGCGCTTGTCATCTCCTACGCCGGCAGTCTGTGGGGCAAAGCCGCGTGGGTCAACGAAGATGTATTTGCCCGGGAAGGCTCCTACATCTGCGAAGGTGGTGATGTCGGCATCATAAACTTCTCTCAATTGCTTTAAGCCATCGTAGCCCTCTTGTTCGAATCTCACCTCTTTAAGGCCCGGGGAGGAGGTCTTTTTAAGATCGATCTTCTTCACAATTCCCACGTCTTCCCCCATGATATAGTGCATGATGCCGCGGCGATGGTCCTCTTCAACATCTCCATTCATTGCTTCTTTGGGTGTGGTGCGCCCGCCATAGTAAATAAGGTAATTAGTTTCTGTGGGGGGGGGTTCTGCATTGGCATTGAAGCCTCGCGACCCTTCTGGTCCCGCTATGTTTAAGACGGGAAAACTCAAATATTGTGAGGGCGAAGCATTTTCGGGGAGAAGATAGGCGCCTGCACCTCCATCAGAAACAATCAATGGCCAATCTTTCTTTTTAGCTGCTGCTCGGGCCGTCCAAGTATGTGCCGTCAATGTATCTATGCCCTCCCTGAAGTCTGCGGACGCATAATCAGTCAAGGATGTCTGGGACATGCGCACGCGTTGTTTGATAGGTACCTTGAAACAGGTATCATCATTCAGGTAGTTGCGAATCAAGACATTAAAGAAATCATTTAAAAACATGGGGAGCGGGTATACGGATTCTTCTTTTTGCAAAAGCTTTTCAGTGAGCCAATCAATAAAAAATTTCACTGACACCGGGAGGTCTCCCAATGAGATAAGATATTTTTGGGAGGGGTCTTTGGGAGACACAATCTCTATAGGCCCCAAGACGGCGCGGAAGTTTTTAAAGTGTTGTTTAAACTTTTCGATCTTTTTCTTTTCTGCCTCTTCCTCTTCTGCATTGATAGTTCCTTGTTCTTCAAGGGTGTCAATTGTAGAAGGCATCTCTGTTAAATAGTTTTCAATGCCTGCCAAGATTTCATCAACCAAATTGAAAACATAGAAATAAGGTAATTGTTGTTTTTCGGTGCTATTGAGAACATCGTTGATTCGCTCCGTGCTCCATTGAGGCTCCCCCAATTCGTCTCCGGATTCGCGTGCGGCTGCCGCGTCATGGATCTCGGCAATCAGATCCTGATCACCAGTCGGTTCCTCACTAATAGTAAATTGGACGGCCGTTTCTCCCAAATT